TGAAATTGTAAAATTATTATTAAGTTATCCGCGTTTCAATCCTAGTGTTTACCATAATCTTGCAATTCGATATGCTGCAGAAAATGGACATCAAGATGTTGTAAAACTCTTATTAAACGATCCGCGTGTCGATCCCAGTGATGAGAATAATGATGCAATTCGAAGTGCTGCAGAGAATGGACATCTGGAAGTTGTAAAACTCTTATTAAATGATCCGCGTGTCGATCCCAGTGATATACATAATAATGCAATTCAATTAGCTGCAGAGGCTGGACATCATGAAGTTGTAAAACTCTTATTGGATGATCCGCGTGTTGATCCCAGTGATGATCATAATTATGCAATTCAATATGCTGCAGAAAATGGACATCTGGAAGTAGTAAAAGTTTTATTAGCGGATCCGCGTGTTGATCCCAGTGATGATGATAATTATGCAATGTCAAGTGCTGCATGGAGTGGACATCATGAAGTTGTAAAACTTTTATTACAGGATCCGCGTGTCGATCCCGGTTATTATGATAATTGGGTAATTCGAGGTACTGAAGAGGAAGGAGATCTGGAAGTAATATTATCGGGTTCGCGCGTCGATACAAGGCATTGTCGGAATATTAAAAAAAATATTCTGATGTGTTTTATGTAAATGAATAAATTTTGAGGAAAGTGAAAATGCTGACATGTATACCGGTATTTCAGTAATGACGACACTTCAAAGACAATTTAATGATGTTGCAATGAAAATGAATGGGTACCTTGAAGTAATAAAGAGTTTATTGGCGGATGATCCCAGTGATGCAATTAGAGAAGCTGCATGTCGTGGATATCTTGAAATTGTAAAATTATTAACAGATTCGCGTGTCAATCCAAGTGATCAAGATAATTTTGCAATTATAAGTGCTGCAATGAATGGATATCTTGATGTTGTAGAGATCTTATTAAATAATACGCGTGTCTATCCCTGTAATCTTCATAATCATGCAATTCGAAGTGCTGCAGAAAATGGATATCATGAAGTTGTAAAACTATTATTAAAAGATTCGCGTGTCGATCCCAGTGATAAGTATAATTATGCAATTCAACGTGCTGCAATGAATGGGCACCTTGAAGTAATAAAGATTTTATTGGCGGATGATCGTGCTGATCCCAGTGATGCAATTCAAGAAGCTGCATGTCGTGGATATCTTGAAATTGTAAAATTATTATTAAAAGATTCGCGTGTTGATCCCAGTGATGATGATAATCATGCAATTCAACAGGCTGCATATCGTGGACATCATGACGTTGTGAAGCTCTTATTAACGGATTCGCGTGTCGATCCCAGTGATGATGATAATTTTGCAATTCGATTGGCTGCAGAGGCTGGACATCTGGAAATTGTAAAATTACTATTACGAGATTCGCGTGTCGATCCCAGTGATAATCATAATCTTGCAATTCAATGTGCTGCAAGATTTGGACATCTGGATGTTGTTAAAGTTTTATTAGAGGATTCGCGTGTCGATCCTAGTGATAATCGTAATTTCGCAATTCGATGGGCTGCACAAAAAGGACGTCTTGATGTTGTAAAATTATTATTAGCAGATCCGAGTGTCGATCCCAGTGATCGGGATAATTGGGCAATTCGATATGCTGCAGCAAATGGACATTTCGATATTGTAAAGCTCTTATTAACGGATTCGCGTGACGATCCTAGTGATAAGGATAATTTTGCCATTCGAAATGCTGCAAAGGCTGGACATCTGGAAGTTGTAAAATTGTTATTAACGGATCCGCGTGTCGATCCCAGTGATTGTGATAATTGGACAATTATATGGGCTTCACAGGCTGGACATCTTGAAATTGTAAAACTCTTATTAGAGGATCTGCGTGTCGATCCCAGTGATCGTCATAATCTTGCAATTCAATGTGCTGCATACAATGGACATATGGAAGTTGTAAAACTATTATTGGCGGATTCGCGTGTCGACCCCAGTGATGATAATAATGATACAATTGGATGTGCTGCAAGAAATGGACATCTCGAACTTGTAAAACTATTATTGGCGGATTCGCGTGTCGATCCTAGTGATTATCATAATTGGACAATTCGATATGCTGCAAAGGCTGGACATCTGGAAGTTGTAAAACTATTATTGGCGGATCCGCGTGTTGATCCCAGTGATGATAATAATGATGCAATTCGATGGGCTGCAAGAAATGGACATCTCGAAGTTGTAGAGCTTTTATTGGCGGATCCGCGTGTCGATCCCAGTGATTGTGATAATTGGACAATTCAATGTGCTGCATGTCATGGACAACTGGATGTTGTAAAGTTATTATTAGCGGATTCGCGTGTATATAGTAACAATTTACAGGAATTACACAAATATACAAGTAATACAGCAGCTATAAACGTTCTAATGATGTTATGTGTGGCATAATATAACGATTTCTAGGAATACGGTGAAACGTTGATCAATTTGGAATAAATTTTATTTTGAATAAAACAGCAGTGCTGTTTTATGAATACATAATGGATATCTTGTGATGTAGATTACAATCATAATAAGTATCTTCATTTTCGTTGCCAACCGGATTCACTATTAATCGCACTCCTTTGTATATTTTATCTGTATGATTGTGTGTATGTCCAGCGATCCATGCACTCGGAGATAATTTTTCTATCAAGTGTTCATTATTAGATGCAAACGAATCGGTCAATGTATTATATTCCACTAAATATTGTGGTTTTATCATTAATTTTGATGGCAAATGGTGTGTCACAACAATATCAATACGTGTGTCGTCGAGATTTGACAAAAATTCCATAGATTCATTGTATAGCGAATTTATATCTTGAGGTTTTAATTTCTGAGGAATATCAATATCCGACACATCAGTATATATATAATGCCTATCTTTCATTTGATAATACGCATATTTTTGATGTACATCGATACAAGGAGTCCATAAAGTACACCCTGCTATTTTTATTTTGTTAATTTCGATAACAGAATTGTTTAAAAAATACACATTATCAAATTTCGAACAAATATCCAATAAATATGTATCAATCTCATTCATCGACTTTATTGATTGGTGTGATGGATCCGCTTCACAATAATATTCGTGATTCCCTGGTACATATATAACATTAGAAAACTTATCAGATACATACTCTAAAAACGGTAATAATGCCGGAGTATCAAAACTTGCAATGTCTCCGGCTAATATAAGTGTATCAGATTCTAATATTGGTGATTCTAATCTGAATTCTGCACTTGAAAAATCATTATGTGGATAATAACATGCATATTTCTTGAATAATTGTGCAAAAAAATTATTATATTGGGATGGTTTGAGATTTTTTCGTTTTTCTAAATGCAAATCACTAAGTACTCTAAATTTCATTATTATATTTGTGAATATTCTAAGTATATATTCACAAATATTGTTACCTTTTGACAAATTCAAGCCAATAAACATAAGGATCTGTGTCATCCTGTTCAAATCCCGCAAATTTGTTACATTTCCCTAAAAACATATATAAGGGAGCACGACATTCAATCAGTTCTTTGTAATTTGGAATTTTGATTTTTTTTGCAGTCGCAGTCCAATTGTTATATGCGTCTTCGTAATCTGAAAGTTTAATAGTTTTTCCATTAAATCGTTTTTTGTAGAATTTGTTAATAAAATTAATCAAATCGGTTGATGTTTGAATGGTCGCACGGATAGCCACTTTTGGTTCAATCAAATTATCTTGGTCAATTTGTAACACAATTCCAATTTGTGTGGGTTTGTTAAAAATAACAAAATGGTCAAAAGTAGGAGGTTTTTGATCGCCAATACGCCATTTAAATTGCGTATTAAGCAAAATAGTAGGTGGTAGTTGTGATGGCAACGATAACACACATATATCAGTTTGTTTTTCGCACATTGAACGCGGTTTGACGTTTTTCAAAATATTAGTAACAAAATCTTTAATTAAATAGTCATTCGATAATTTTGTTACCTGTTGTGGTTTCGATTCTTCTCCTTTTTTCTTATGTGCCCCGCAATATTCCTTATTATCACGTGGTTTTGTATTACATCGCAATCCCTTCTTTTTTCCACGAACAAAATAATACTTGCACTGCATGGAAATCCAAACTGAAAAATGGATGTAAAATCTCAGATTATTCACTTTAACATGCACGTGCAGTGTGCTTTATAAAAATTGATTATGTAAAAATCCAAAGTTGGACAACAATAATCAATTTTGATATTTATAGACTTTACATAGCATAGTTAATGATATGATTCCATCGTTTTAATTTTTTTATGGATGGACCCGATCCACTATTCCACCCATTTATTAATTTGTGTGTATTTCCTCCAAATGTAAAGGATCCATTAATTAACATTTCTAATTTAGTTTTTAAAATATATAAATCTGGCTGTGTTTCAAATTCATCAATTTCTGCAATTTTAACTTCTAGTTCTTTCACAAATCTCGAAAATTCGACAGATCCCATATGCCGAATATTAACTTTTACAATATTCGCAGCAATTATTATATTATTTGTCTCTACAAATTCCTTTGCAGAGTTATCACATTCATTATTATTATATGCAATAATTGTTTTCACAGCCATCCTAATAATATCATTGGGATGACTGAATGGATTGATATAATCAGACATTGTCGGGGGAGAACCTCTCATGTCATTGTATTTCAATATACCACTATCTCCACGATGAACATTACCACCAAATTTCCTAATATACCTAATTCTCATAAGATGTTGGATTGTTGTAGCCAGCAATACATTATCAGAAGGTAGTTTCATTTTGTTCTCTCCAAAATAATGAGAAGTGCGAATCCATGTTTGTTGTGCATGTTGTACATCCGACGGCAGAATAAATGGCTCGAATGTATCAATGTTCACAAATTTCATATCATTATTTCCACTATTACTACCCATATGCAACAAATTAGCTATCATTTTGTAAATTTCATCAACTCCCGCATTACGATGCTTAGCATAAAGTTCTCTCTTGAAATATTCTTCCCAAATTGCATTCATAAAATCATAATTTTTGACAGATTCATTATAACCCCCATAAATATATGAAATTCCAATCAAAGTTTCTAGATTTTTAAAATGTGAAATCGAACGGTTTGACGGATTGTTAATAAATGTTGATAATTGCTTGACATATCCAATCTTGTTGAAATTAATATGCGAAACCGTGTTCATGACATATTCCATATTGTTATAATGTTTTTGTGTCGAGTATTTTCCATTAATATATATAGCGCGAGCTAGTAAAATAAATGGAAAACTAGCATCTATTCCGGATTTTGAATCCCATGAATATGTCAAAATCCATTGAATTGCATCGTTTATATACAACTTTGAGATTTTCCAAGAAGAATCGTCGAAATAAATAGGAAAAATTGCATTTATAGGTTCGTTACACGTTCCCTTGAGTAATTTTTGAACATCACATCCTTTAGATCCGTCGCCAACAAGTTTCATATCAATTGCATATTTAAATGCTGAAAAACTTACAAACGATGGCTGAATGTATTTTATCTTGAGATTATTATTTTTTTTGTAAACATGAAGTGCAATACATAAACAATCACCCTCTGCCGCAAGTTCTTTCGGCGTTTTAAGAGTTATAAAACACCGAGGAACATTAGTAGTATTTATGTTACCAAAATCAATACGCTTTGCAATAGATTGTGCATACATTTGTGTACCGTTTGTATGTGACAGAAACGTTGACGATTTCGATCCATAATTATTGCTTGTAGGAAATCGTGGAATCCTACAAGACATACTTGATGGTGATGGCGTTGATGCAATGGATAACATACTAGCACGATAATCTATACTCATGTGATTTATTTTGCGGTTATATGAATCTTTGATATTTTTTCGAATTGTATGAAATTGTTCTTGTAACTTTGTATATTTGTCCTTAATATCATCAAGACGACTCCTTGACAATACTCGCATGTGATAAATAGTCATATAATTTCCAAGCTCAGTTTCCAATTTGTATAATGCGGATTTTGATTCAAATGACGTCATATATGGGAGTTGCCGAGACAATTCAAAGACATCACGCCGAATTAAATACAATTTGTACAAAATCGAATAATATGCACTATCAGCGTCTGGCGCCTTTAGAAAATAATCTGCGCCGCCCTTATCGGAACATTCACCGACATATATACTATTATTAGTAGACAGATCGTCAGCAACCCATACAAAATCACAAATCTCGTCATTATTATCGACAAAATCAAAGAATCGCTTTGTATCATTTTCTTGTTCAAGAATATTGTCAATAATAGATTCAAAAGAATCTGGATTTGCATATTGAAACGCATAATCCCGAATTCCAAGATCGGTACTTCCCAATTTTACTAGATTATCCAGAAAATCGAAATCGTGCTGATCTGTAAATCCGATAGTGTAAACAGTAACATTGCCATGAGCTTGAACCGCCTTACTCAATTCCGTCATTTTTTGATCTACCAATTTTGTGTCATTGACTGTATCAAAACCATCACTCAATACATAAAATACAATCGGTTGTGGTTGTCCTTGCGATTCTACAATTTCAATCATCTTGTCCATCATTTTTACAAAATCAGTCATGTTATTCGCAACAATTTTGTCATTACCAGACGTCAATTCGCATACTTCACTATTATAAGTATAAATACTAACACGTGACTTGCAAGACCGAATTTTAATTACAGCATTTGTCAAAAGATTCTCGGATTCTTTCATAGAATAACTAGCGTCGATAAGCGCAACATGATGAATTTCATTGGGGTCATATCTCGTTATTGGAGTATATATTGCACAAATATTAGGGTTTTGATTGCAAAAATAAGGTGACAATTGTAGTATTTCAGTCATTGCTTGACGTTTTGGATGTAATTGTTCATTTTTATCACTTTACCACCGCACTCAATAAATATAACAGAAATTCTTGATTTGTAAATTTGATTATATACTCTATAATCAAATTCGGAATTTGTACATTGTTTCGCATGAGAGAGTGCGATCAGTAAGCTTTATTTATGAGCTTATATGCACGAAAATTGACTTTTTTAGTTGATTTCGGTAATTCAAAAAACTCCGCGTACGAATCATCCCATTCGGTATCTTCTGAAAATTCGGATTTCTTTACATATTTGTGATCGTCCATGAAATACGCATACGATTTACTGACTGCAACCGGATAAGGTACATCACTGTTCCCGACGTTCGAATAATACTCTGTAATCGGTTCGGATGTTGAAAATTCATATAATGTTGCTCCGATAAATGCATATCGATATGTTTTCGCCGTACCTCCAAGGTATATCAATACTGAATTTCCATCAAATTTAGGTCCATAATCTCCGCTTTGTCCCACAAAAACCTTTCTAGGATTTCTATATTGTTTAACCATCTTGATATACAATGGTGCATATTTACGATAATCCTTTACATAAAAACGATTGTCGTCTTCTTTGTAAACAGTTACACGTTTGGATCCAACATACACAATATATGGACGACCCCCATTCCAATGTGTGTAATACGACTTTTCACCACGATGAGCATTTTTTACTGCAAGATATTCTGGACTTTTTGCCGTAATTGGACGTTTTGACGCATCGCAATAATCTTTTACATTAATGTTCCGTCTTTTCCTAAATCCTGATGGAACTTTTTTCTCAGTACTTGAAAATTCATTGTAATTTTTGAACGGATAATAATAACCAGGACGACTTTCAATCCCCATTACACGCGATACCCGTTTTTTTGTTCTTTTTTCGTACATCTTAAACTGTGAACACAATTTCGCGTTGATTTTAACAGGTTTACTGGGTTTGAAAGCGTCTCTGATTTTTTTAGCACCTGTGACAATTGCAGCACCTGCAGCTGCTAGTTTTTCTTTGACTTTTTTAGTAAGAGATTTTGACCGAGATCGAGATCGGGCTTTTTTGACAGCGGCAACTCTTTTCCGATTGGCAGCATTGTCGGCAATCCATCTACGAGTTTTTGGATTGTAAATTTGATTTTTTCGAGAAACAACCATTATTATTTATAAATAGTAATGGTTACTTGCAAAGTTGGACAAATTCGCCGACGCGGATACACTCGCGCCGACGGCACCTATGTAAAAGCTGTATGTGTAAAAGATACCGGATTACCCGGAAAAACACCAGCTCGTCGCAGAGTTTTACCCAAACCTATAAAAGGTGCACTCGGACAATATGGTTACACCAATATTAAACGCACTCCCGCAACAGTTCGTCGCCAAGCCCTTACCAAGGCTGTAAAAGATGCTGGATACGCAACAATCATGCAGCGTGTTAATCTAGTGGCCACTTATAACAAGAATAGCCAGCCTGAAGTACACAGACGCATGAAAAGCGATATTACTTGGATGCGCCGACATTTAGGACCCGTGTATTCTGCGGCTGCTGAAAAAACACGGAACCGGTCAAGGTCTCGGTCCCGGAAACCAGCAGTTGCTGCCATAAAACAACCCAAAGGAACGAGATCTCGATCTGTAACGAGCCGTAAACAAGCAATTCCTGCTGGATCAAAGGTTGTTGCAGGGAAAGTTCGCAAATTGTACAAAATGCCGGGATCAAAAACCAAATTTTATAGATACAAAGGAACCGATGGGAAATTAAAGAAACGCTACATCACTGGGCGCAGTGAACCACGCTAGCAATTATTCACATGGGTCGCGTCGGCTACGCCTTTGCTCCCTCATACGAACATTGCTAAAGTTATTTATTGTACTCACTCAAAATTGATTATAATCTGAATATAATCAATTTTATAGATTCAATAAAAATTTCATGAAGCAGTACTCATGAGAGGTAGAGCTCTACCTCTCATCACTACACCCAATTCATAAAAGTGAATATTTTTTTATTTTTTAGTTAAAATTGAATTAATTAAGAAAATAGTCTGTAATCATGTCGGAAAGCTCATACTCATACTCGGAAAATTGCGAAATTGATGACATTATTAATGATATCATTCACAGTAAAATTGATTCTGTTGAAAGGGATTATAATAAATGTTATTTAAAATTAGTCAAAAAAGAAGAAAAACTTAAAGAAATGAAAGAAAGATTAAGTGAATGGAAAACAAATGTTTATGTGTGTCATAAAAGAATTAAAGGTCTTAGATCTCAAATTCATGGCATGCTCTATAATATTAAGCGTGCTAAAAAGCAATGTAATTATGCAATTGATCATTTGTGGGATACAATCAAAAAAGATCCAAATATACGTAATTTTGACATGATGAATAATCCAGATAAAATATACTTAGTTCATGCTCATGGGAGTAATCGTCATAAATTAAAGAATTTTCCAACACATAAATACAATAAAAAAGTAATTACTATTAATAGCACATCATGTTTCAATTTTAAAAAAAGGAATAACAAATGGCTTACTATAGAAGAATTTAATGATACAAACATTATTAATGTAGTATTCCAACGTGGAGTTAAATTTTATCCATGCATTTTAAAAAATTATCAAGCTAAATATGATTCTATTGATGGTGAATGTTTAGCTAGTTGGTATGAATACTATTATTATATTTATGTAACATATGGTAATGATCATAAAAGCATTATTAAAAATAAATGTGTTATTTATCCAGAAAAATCAGATTATGAACATATTTTGAATCCCATTTTGGAAGAACGAAATTTGAAATACTTGTGAGACCTTTGCGTTTTTGCTTTACTTAACTTTTATTTTTTTTTGGTAAGTAATGGGTAAAAAAGATAAAATAGAAAAAAAAAGAAAAAAATACACGTCTATAGTTTATAATCAACATAAAGATGCGATCGCAGAATTTTTAAAGGAATGGAATGACGAAATATGTCAGTATGGCTGCGATTGTAGTGGCAATTATAACTGTTGGCCCTGAGGTAACAAATATTGCCAGTAAAACTAATATGTTGATTTTTTGAAGCATTATTATCAAATTGTATAAAATTGATAATATAAAATAATTAATTTTAGGATTTATTGTAATGAGTACAATAAATGAGGGTTAAGCGGAGCCGTAGGCGGAGCTTAATCCCTCAGCGTGATTCACTGCGCCCAGTGATTTAGTACATACCGGTAACATTGTGGAATGTGGGGAGAGCTTCATTATGGGGCATCTGGAACACGGATGCCTTGTAAAGGGGCTTCACCTGAGATTCACGGGGATCGGGTTTGGTGGTATGGCGGGTAACTGGCTTGCCATCTTCGGTCGCAGTGTAGGAATAGCATCCGTTGCATCCTTCATCGGAAGATTTGAACAAAACGCGATTTTCGTTGCCGCTAGCATACAAAGAGGCGACGGGATTGGTATAAATGGGAGCAGTTTCCGAGCTTGGGAGCATCGATGCTTCCAAAACATAGGGAGGGGTAGGTGCCGCACCCATGTAGTATCCTTTGGGGGTGACAATACCAGTATCATGTGGGACAGCCTTCAAATATTTAGCCTGCCAGTTATTGTGCGATGCAGCTTCATCTTGATAAGCCTGATAACTCATTATTTATAGTGAATATTATAATATCGCTGGATGAATTATTGTGTTCATATTAATTAATGAAACAAATTCGTGGTCCACATAATTTGTATATTATAACTGTAACTGTACTGTTTACAGCTGCGGTTATTTTATTGTTAATGTCACTAAAAAGTATATGTAAACCCATAGTTCAGGTACATCCTGGATGCCCACAAATCCCAACAACAAAAATCAGCAAAGAACGCCAACAATGTTTCGATAATAGCGATGAAAATTTCGAAAAATGTATGGCAAATTGCGATAAATCAGATATTCACTGTATAAATACATGCTATAATGCCAGAATTAACGCATACACAAATTGTATGAACTAATATCCCCGTAAAAGTGAAAATCCGGCAGTCTCGCGTGTAAAAAACACGTTCCGGCTACAGTGTTTGTAAAAAGCAAGTTACCCCAAAAATGCTTAAAAAGTGTGCGCTTGATGGCTGCAAGAAACTAGCAAATCGGTCACCAACCGAATTTTGCAGCGAAGATTGCAAACTTATCCACGAAACTATTGGAATTCCGACCTTTGATCGATGTATTGAAGAAATTACACAACGTGCAGAGCCAGAACCAGGCGTATATTACGAAATTCGCTCTAAAAAACGAAAAACAGTAAGGTTACCTGGAAATTTTTGGAATGCTGTACTGGATTATTACAACGAATACGAGCTTGCGAAAACCGGCAAAAATACCCCAAAAATACAGTTTCTCAAACATTGGTATGATGACACAAAAGAATACATCGAAGCTATCATGGACTACGATGCCAATTTGACAGAACCATACGAATATAATGGAATTAACACATTTTTAGAAGAATTGAAAACATCATTGCAGGAAAATAACAATACTCACGTATGCGCCGTGAATCACGCTTGAGGAGTATGCGATTTGTCGCTTCGCTTTCGTAAAACAGCATACGCTGTTTTACTCAGAAACAAAACCCAAAGGTTTTGTTTCTTCAGCTACGCTTCATCGCACACTCCACAAATGTAAACCATGGTGTATTCAAAATTCAAAAATTGATTATATACAGGATAATCAATTTTACAAATCCATATTTACTATTATTTTTATGGACTCAATAAATGACAGTAGCGATGTTCGCGTGCAGCGAAGCCGTAGGCGGAGCAAACGTGAACATTCGCTAGCG